GACTGCAAGGCGCATCCGCAAGTACGGGGCTAAGGCTGGTATCTATATGGCGGGCGAGATGTACACGAACGACCGCATTCAGGTAGCATCTATCCAAACGGTAGCGAGTCGCAAAGCCATGCCACGGGCTGAGCTAATCATAATTGATGAGGCCCACTTAAGCTTGTCCCCGCAATATGAGGCCGTCCTTAAGGCCGCTAAGTCGGACGGCATCCCAGTCATTGGCTTAACCGCAACGCCCTATAGATCAGATGAACGTCAATGCTTCTCAGAGCTATATGACGACTATCACGTAGCTATCCAACCAGACGAACTCATTAAGCAGGGCTACCAGCTCAAACCAGAGTGGTATAGCGATGGCAACTTCGAACGCGCTAATGAGCTTGTCAAGCTGCGCATGAAGACGGGTGAGTACGTAGCTAAGGACGCAGAAGCTTACATTAATGAGGCCGGTGGCTTCAATACATTAAGGGACAATTGGATTAAGCATGCTGAGGGGCTGCGTACAATTGTCTTTTGCCCTACGATTGCAGCCGCTGAGGGCACTTGCAATGAGCTGAACAAGTTAGGCTTAGGCACGTGGGGCATGATCGATTCTAAGCAGGGCCGCACGCAAAACGACAACACAATTGAGGCATTTAGTAAAGGAGATATCATCGGCTTGGTCAATGTCAACATGGTTAGCGAGGGCTTTGACGTACCTGATTGCAGCTGCGTAATCCTCAACACTGTAACGGCGTCAAGTTGCAGGCTTGTGCAAAGCGTAGGCAGATGCCAGCGGGCGGGCAAAGATCGCGCCGTCGTGATTGACTTAGGCGGGCACTACGCACGCACCGACCGAATTAAGTACCCTAATTCAAGATTGATACTGCCTTGGCACAACATCGTCCCGCAATGGGAATCATGGGAAACACGGGAAAAGGAGCGGATGGAAATGGAAGCTAAGGCAAAGACTAAGGAGCGGGAAGATGCTTTAGTGGACTTGGAAGGGGCGGCTTTGGAGTTGGTCAAGATGGAAGACGGGACGTACGCAGGGGATGGCATGCCGGCGGATGGGGTGTATAGTGCTAAGGATGCTTCGCGCTTGCTTCACTTAATGCCAAATTACGCCCATCAAGTTCATTTTGCGTTTGGAGCTATTACCATAGCTGGTGGCGTTGTGATGCCCTACAAATACGCTGATTGTTTCAAAAGGCAAGGCGGCACGGATGGCCCCCAAACGGACAAGGAAAAGAGCTTTGCAGGCCGCGCAAAGTGGATTAACTTAGCGCGTGATTTGGGTGGCCTTAGCCCCGAGCAAATCAAGGCAGCAGAGGCGCTCAGAAAGCAAATGATTGAGCAAGCTAAGCAAGACCGCTTACGCAAGCTTGAAACTGACAACCCCCCACCTAATCATTCACCTAATTTCTATTATTGATATGAAGACCAAGAAGACACCTACCAGAGAGACTAAGCCAGCAATTAAGAAGGCACGCAAGTCTGAGTTTACAGACTTGCAGATAAGCATCTTTGCAGCCGCTTGCAATGCTGAATCCATGCACGCACCTGAACGGGAATACAAGTTTGATGAAATCAACAAGCGCAAATGGCCCTTTGACTTCGCATGGCCCGAACACAAGATAGCTTTGGAGATAGAAGGCGCCGTCTGGACTAATGGCAGGCACACAAGAGGAAGCGGGTTTGTCAAGGACTTGGAGAAATATAATGAGGCTGCAATGCAAGGATGGGCTGTCCTTAGGGCTGAACGTAATGACTTCCTTAGGCACACGGCTAAGTGGGCAGCGAATGTGAAGCGGATAGCGGGGAGGCAGCCCGAATGAGCAAGCTTAAGCCTATGCCTGAGCTGTTTGAGGACGCAGCGCGGGCAGTTGAACGGGTGCATCAAACGCCATATGAGTTCATGATTGGCGGCTTTATTACAGCTATTGCAACGGCATCATGCCGATACAATATACGGCTTGGCAAGTATGACAACCGATGCACAATCTGGTGCTGCATTGTCAACCGGACGGGCGGCGGGAAAACGCCTGCGCTTAATGCAGCCCTTAAGCCTTTGCAGAAGTACCAGCTAAGCATGGATAAGAAGGCGGCTGAGCGGGCTAAGGCTTACAGGATAGCGCTTGCGAGACACAAGATAGCCTTCGCAGAGCAAGTCAAAAACGTGATGCTTTCAGATGCCGACTTAGAAGCAGAACCGGAGCTGGAACTGACTGAGCACCGATTAATCAATGATTCCACCTATGAGGCACTACTTAAGGCTCATGAGGGCATCGGCGGCTTATGTTTGTTTGCGGATGAACTTAATGGCTGGCTCCAAAGCTTTAGCCGTTATTCAAGCAATGCACGTTCTGGATGGCTTGAAATCTGGGGGGAGTCTGAGTCTGTCAAGTCTAACAGGGTAACGGAGGGCCATAGCCGGATGGTCGAGCGGCCCTGCGTTTCGGTGATCGGCGGCATCCAACCAAGGCTACTCAACAACCTTAAGGACGGCTTAGATGACGGCTTAAGCCACCGTCTTCTTTACATCTTCCCCCCCAATGCTAACATGGCTGACCGGATTGATAGCGGCCACCTTAGCGGCGAATTAGCCTATCAGGCATATGAGCGCGTCTTAACTGCGTATTTAGACTTAGAGGAATCAGCTACGGGCATAAGCAATATACTAAGCACTAACGGGGCAAGTGCTGCAATCAATGCGTGGATTAATAACGGCAATCAGATATACGGGAAGTCAACGGACCTAGAATCTGACGAAGACAAAGAAGGCATGTGGGCTAAGCTGCAATACTATGCCCACCGATTAAGCGGCATTCATGCGATCATGAGATGCTTAAGCGACAACGCTTCTAACATCAAGTCGGCAGTTGACCAGCTGCGTAACGGCTATCAGATCGAAGTTCAAGACGTGGAATGGGCTACGCTTGCCATTGACCACCTGTTTATTCCGTCGGCTGAAAGAGCTATGAAGATCATGCTAACGGCTGAGGACAAGCAATTTGAGCGGCGGATGCCCTCCAATACCGAAGTGCAGTTTCTGGAAGCTTGCCCGCGTGATATTGCGTTTGAACCTTATTCAAGTGCCAATATATTGCGCTTTCGGAATGGCGTGGATGGCTGGGAAGAAATCAAGCTTGATAGCATCAAGCGTTCAATTAGGCGTATCATCAAGCGATATGACAAGCATTTTGAGCGAACTAAAGAAGGCTTTATCTACACCGAGAACCCCTATAAGCAAGACAAACAGGACAAACAAGCTACAAAGACAAGCCTAAACGGCTATCATTCACCTAATCACATCCCTAATCATGATTTACAAGTATCACCTGTTGACGACTAATGAAGCTGCGAGGCTGGGCAAGTCTGGCAACAAGCGGACGTGTCCTAACTGCGGATACAAGAAGCGGTTTGTCCCTTACGTAGATGTTGACTTAAGCGAAGCGGGCAACGAGTTTGGCAAATGTGAGCGGGTCAACAATTGCGGGCATCACCAATATCCGAAGTCAGAAGCTAAGGAATGGAACCCACGCGGCGATCAAGAGACATACACCTACGTACCGGATGGCGTGCTTAAGAGCCTTTACAAGCGGGGCGGTGAATGCAGCTTTGAGGGGGCGTTCATGCAATGGGCAAGTAAGCTGGCCGGCTACTCAGAAGAGTTGGCATATGAGATATTGGGTTGCTATATGGTATCCACCCAGCAGATGGTCAAGGACAGCAAGGGCAATGCTGGCACGGCGTTCCCGTTTGTTGACTTTCAGATGCACACAACGGATATACAGTTTAAGGCGTTTAATGGCCTGAAAACAGACCATTCGGCAGGCGTTAATTGGGCACATAGTGCGTTAAAGAAGGCGGGCAAGCTACCTGAAAGCAGGCGGCGAAGGGCACTGTTTGGCGAGCATCTCTTAAGCAAGGATTACATAGATGACGCGCCCCACGTGCATATATTTGAGGCCCCCAAGACGGCGATCATGGCTGCGATGTGGTTCTATACGCACCATCGAAAGCCGCCCCAAAGGCACGTATTTCTTGCCGCTGGTGCATTGACTTTCCTATCTTATCTCTGCATTGATGACTACTACATCAATAGAATGAAGCCCGTGTTTGCGCGGTGCTTAAGCGTAACACTGTGGCCTGACCTAAGCGAGGGCGGTACATCTGAGGCTAAGTGGCTGCAATATGCTGAAGCTATGCAGGAGCAGTACGGCGGCAATTTCAAGCTAAATACAAGCCTTAATGATTACGCTACTGATGAGCAAGTCAAGTCAGGTTCTGACTTAGCCGACTTCCTAAGCGACTTAAGTGGCCTTGCTTTTGAGCCAGCGGCTGACATGCAGATTAAGCGCAAAGGCATTGACTTTAGCAAGTTTAGCGAAGGTGAGGGCGAGCGGTTTCTTGACGGCACATTGATACCACCCCACACCAAAGCCTTCTATACGCTATCACCACAAGAGGAACGCATCTTAGCTAATGCTAAGGCCCTGCGTAATATGAAGACATCCAACCCAGCCTTGCAGAACATGATTGACACTTTCGGCTTAATACCAGAATAAAAAACCCGCGCTGTAATCACTCAGCGCGGGCCTCATTCACCTTAATCTTCTATCATGTGTAAAGACAATGCAAATATACATCATCTCCTTCTATTTAGCAAGGTTCCTGCGTGCCTGATTTGCTAAGGCTAAGCTTATTACGCAGTCATCATGGTAGCCAGCACGAGCACCATAGCGGAAGTGCCCGCCTACGATGTCAAAGCTAAACATGTTCATTTCTTGAATCAAGGTAGGATTGTTTGTTATTTTGACTTGCCCATTTCCTAAGTCCATCTGCAAATCTTGAATAAGCTTTTCCTTAGATTTGGCGTTAGTATTCCAAGGCCAGATCGATTGCTTTGGCGACTCCTTAATCAAGTATGAAGCTACTGACCCTACGCCGTTGGTCTCTACGTAGCACTTGACGTTCGGGTATTCCTTAAGCAAGCCGATTAATTTCTTGTTGATGTCGTCCCATTCGGGAGCTTGGAATCGGTGCATGTCTACCATTTCTCCGCGCCCATTAAGCAGCGTTAATACCGTAAAGTCATTGGACTTGCCGTAATCAATCCCTGCGTACATCCGCTTAGTGATCTCAGGTTGCACCACGTCAATTATGCACCCCGGCACGCCCCTAAAGACAGCCCCGCCGTCCTCCAAGAACTCGGCTAAGTACTCTTGTTTGAAGGCATCTGATGGCGACATCTTCTCAGCCAATTCAATTTCAGAAGCTGCAACTAAGGGGTTATCTGCCGTCCTTGCAGTGAAAGCTATTGTAGATGCCTCCGTATCTTGACCTTTCAAATACAGCTGGTAGAACCAGTTCTTACCCGCTGGACTTGACATATATATCCGCTTGCGTCCCTTAATGGCAGTTAAGGGCATGAGTACTTTGGTATAGGCTTCCTCATCAATAAAGGCGGCCTCATCCACTATTACTATGTCCGCTGTATTGCCCCGCGTGCCTTGCGGGTTGTGCATCTGCCTGAACTCAATGCGGCTTCTATTGCTCAGGAAGTCAATTCCCTGATTCCCGTTTGACTTAGTCAGGTGGTATTGAAATGGGGCATCTGTTAGGTAGCGTTCAAAGTCCCGAAGCACTTTCAGGATGTGGTCATGTTGGGGCACTGCCCAAATGATTAGGAAGTCTGAGTAGTTGAGCGCGTAATATAGTGCCGTCATAGCTCCTATCCACGTCTTCCCGTATTGGCGGGCAATTGCTAATACTATGTTCTTTGCGGTGCTGTTAATGATCGCATCAAAGATATGGGCTTGCTTAATAAAGGGCTTAGACGTTGTGCCTGCCTGCCAGTCAGGTCTAAAGTCAATGCTGATTTCATTTGTGCCGGCTTTGCTTCTAATTTCGGCCTCTTGCTCAGGCGTGTAGGGGTCAGCGATTAAGAACTTGCCTAATGAGGTTGGCTCATAGTTGACGTTCTGCTGATTGAACTGGTACAAGCCCGCGACCTTAGCGGCGGTATCTACGACCTTAACGACGCTGTTTACACGCACGGGGTCATCGAGGGCAAGAACGTCTTCTAATTCATCAAGAAGGCGGCCTTTAAGACCGCCCATGTTCAAATTCTTAAGTCTGATCTGCTTCATACCATTCAAGCCACTTAGTTGCTACGTGCCTTGTCTTAAGCATGCAATTACCGCACCCATTTTTGAATGAGTGTATTCTCGTATGCAGCGACTTAAGCAACTCGTAGATATAGGGATGGTCTGCTTTAGTCAGCGTCGTTTGGCTTGCCCACGCCCTTAGTGTTTCGGCTGTTTTTGCCAGTCGTTTTGGCGGCCAGTTCAACTCCTGTATCGGAATCGGCTGGTACATCATCTTGCGGTTCGGATTCAGTGGCATTGGTTTCTTTCTTAAGTTGATTAGTAAGCCAGTCAGCGAATTTTGCGGGTGACAATGTTGCCTCCTTGGGCATGTGCACGGCGTAGTCTCTGCTTACGCTACTCACGAAGCCGATCGTGTTTGCTTTGCCCCTTACCGCTTGCACAAGTGCCTCATGCGTTTGGGCTTCTGATTGCGGCTCAAAGTAAGGCGCGGGCATATATTGGTTGGGCAGCTGCTGCGTGCCTGCAAAGTCAATGATAAATACTTCCTTGCCCTGCAAAATAGCGGTATACAAGTTTGGCATCTTGAAGCCTTCAATCCTGCGCCCACTGGGGTACATCTCTGCGCCCCACGTGCTGAAGATTTTCCATAGCGACAGCGGTGCAGTGCCGACTTGCTTAAGGCGTGCGGTAGTGGATGGTATAGCTCCGTAGACCATTAGCAGGCCACCGTGTGCCATGCCCTTAAGTTCGCGCGTAATGGTATCAAAGAGCTGATCGCCTGCCTGTGGCTCATTAAGCGCGATTAAGCAGAAGTCAGCGGGGCCTGATTCGGCGGCCTTCTCGAAGTTGCGAAACGTTACGCTCCCTGATATGCGATCAGTTTTTGGGTTGTCTCCAATTTGCCTGTAAGACTTGTACTTGCGGCTGCGGAAATAGTTGGCTATTGATGGTATTAATGACATGGTATGCTGTGGTTAAGTGGTTTAAGTTACTCTTTATTGGGGCAAGATTTGCCAGTCATCGGCTAATAGGTCGGTTTGACTTGCAAGCCAACCGGTTAGTACTTTTTTATCGGCTGTATACATACGCAAAGTGCCTAAACATTCGATATTGCCGCCATTTTCATTGGCCAATTGTTTGAGTACCGGTTCTTTGCACCATTCAGCCGGTACGTTAAGTGGCGGCATATACCAAACGTACATACCTTTGCCGTTCCAGCCTTCGCGGGCGATTCTATGGCCTTTTTTGCAAGCATCTAATGCTTGGCTAAATGTTAGGTTTTTCATATTATTACTCTTTATTTGGGTCTTTAGATTCTGTGCCTTCTGTTGTGTCAAGTCCAGATGCTTTGCGTTTCTTGTCAAAGTAGAATTTCATCTGCGCGTTTCCCCACCTGAAAATGAAGGGGATTAAGAGCGTAAGTAACATATAAACCAGCGGATGCGCAAGCCATTCAAGTGCATTCTGCTGGATTAAGTGTATTGCGCCACCTACGCTTACGGATGCGGCCCCAGCCTCTTTAGCTGCTTCAAAGTTGTCAGGCGTTACTATCTTCATAATTCAAGTGTGTTACCAGTCAAAAATAGTGTTTGGTCTGTGCCTACGGGGCATGATTCCACCCGGCAGGGACTTAGTGCCGTTAGCTCCGGTGCAATTGCAACAGCCCATAAACAGCGGGTAGTCGGCTATATTGTCATTCAAGAACTTGATTAGCTGCCTATTGTAAAACTCGCCCCTTGACCTATAGCCTGCCTGCATTATAGAAAACGCACTGCCATTCACTGACGTTCCCGTTTCGTCAAGGTGCTGCATTAGCCCCTTAGATCGTAGCTCATACTGAATAAATGGGAGGGCCTTGTAAAGCGTCCACCAGACTAAGGCATCCAATACGCGTTGCTTAAGCACTTCATTTTCAGGCGTTAGCGTGCTGGTTGAGTCTTGCAATAAGAGTTCGTCATACAGGTCTTGACACAATACGGGTAGCGTGTATTCAATCTGCGATTCTTCAGCGGATGGCCTGATCTTGTCCCAGCTAATGAAGACAGATGCCTCTGTACGGCTGGCAATCGCTTGCTGATTTATGAGTAGGTGCGTCATGCAAAAAGGGCTTGGGGTTTGTGATTCGTTACGAGGAGTTCAACGCGCTTGGCGGAGTTGTCCGCATGGTTGCGGGATGCGGTGCAACGGGCATCTTTTTTGAGCACCCGCCAGCCTCTGTCTTCCGTTATGCGTTCCATTTCCTCGTTGGCGTAGTGGCTTAGAAAGAACGTGCCTTTGATGGTCGGGAGCAGGTCAAGAAGCGCGTTGAAATCGTCCTGCGTGTATCCTGCGTAGTGGCCCATATTGGTGCCAATATATGGCGGGTCGATGTAAAACAACGCGTCTTGGTCATCGTAGCGTTGGATGCAAGCAAGAGCGTCGATGCTGTCAATTTGTGCCTTGTCCAAGTGGGCGAGGATTTCGGGAAGGCGTAGCTTGTGGTTGGGGATTCGCTGGGTAAATGAAGTCAGAACCGGTTTTGTTTCAAACGCCCAGCCGCCACAAACAACATTGCCGAATGCTTGCCTGCTCGCCACATAGGTTGCCCACGCCTGCTCTACCGGCTCCGCTTCTGTCTTGCCTTTATAGATATCCTTTGCCCGTGCGTGTTCCGATCTCGCGTGCGGTGTTGCATCGATCAACCGAAACAACGCGTCCGGTTGCAGTTTGGCTTGCCGGTACAAGTTCACGACCTGCCCGTTCGTGTCATTCAAGACATTCAACTGCACCGGCTCCTTTGCGAAGAAGACCGCCGCCCCACCGCAGAAAGGCTCGATGTAGCTGCGATGCTGGGGGAAGTGCGATATAATCCACTTCGCTAACCGCTGCTTCCCGCCGTAATAGCTGATAAGTGGCTTCATATACGTACGTTACTTAGTTGCGGGGCCATAGGCTCGGCGTTTGGCAATGCTTCTTTAGCATCAAAAGGCAAAGGCGTTTTGAAGTCAATTGTATTCTGGAAGCCCATGAACTTGAGCACGGGCCAGAGTAGGTCATTAAGCCGCCTTACATAGTCCCTTACTACGGTGTTATAGAAGTACTCAAAGGATGTAGCTATCTCGCTTGCGTTTCCACCTAAGCCGCCCGCACCAGCTAAGCCCGCAATTGCTGGCGAAGTCAAGCGATGGCCTGTTATGATCTGCTGGGTTGCCTGCGTAAGCGTAACGAGATACAAGTCCGCGTTTGCGCTGTTTGGCATGGCTGTAATCTGCGGGTAAGCTATGCTTGCGCCCCCTTGTGTGTCAGGCGTAAGTGGTGCATACAAAACAATCATGCCGCCTGCATTGTCAGTTCCCGTATATTGGTCTGTTATAGTGGCTAAAAACGCTTCTTTGTCGTCCTCGCTCATCATGTCCGGCATTGACAGGATGATGTCAGGGCGAAACGAATTAGCTACGTTCTTATGGTGGTAGTTGGCGATCTCGATCTCAGTTAAGGCCCAATTAATGACACCTAAGTAGTCCGGTGCCGGGTAGTAGTCCGTCTGATCTGATGGCACTATAGCGTACAATATCTGCGTCGGCTCCTCTGGCCCTCTTGCCTTGAGGTTAAACAAGGGTTCCTTGACCGCTTGTGCTGGCCCGTACGCTTTGGCATTGGGCGTAATGATCGCCCAGTCAGGCGATATGTAGCAATTATGAGGCATCAAGTCCTCATTATTTGCCGGTGATTCTATGCGGATAGTCTTGAAGTCAACATATTCTAAGCTTGCAATGCGTGCATAGTCCATAGAATACCTAACCCTAAGCGCGAAGCCGTTGTGGATCACTATGTCCCTTAAGAGCCGCCTTAAGAGTGGCTCACAATCACCGCCACAAGCTGCGTTAAGGGCATCCTGCGCCATTGCATCAATCGCTTGAAAAGCTGGCCCACCGCCGTAAGCCATTGATGCCTTGGTATTAATGATGGCGTTGTGCGTAGCTGAATTAAGCAGCTTGACCGTCTGCTGTGGATACAGGTCATTTGAACCGAAAGCAAGCCATTCCTGTCCCGTGCGGGTATAGGCATTGAACTCAGGAGCCATATTGCGCTTTTGCCTGACCGCGTGGAACGTAGTCTTGCTTTCAGGTGCAGGCTCGGCGGCTGAAATCTTAGGGGTTGACTTGCTCATATTACTGCTGATGCTAAGGGCATCCAAAAACCAATATAGTCAATCGAAATTAAGGGCGAATGCCCAGGCGTTGAGACCACCCCCGGTACTGTTACGCTTGCACTTAAGTCTTCTAAGGGGGCTACTAAGTCAGTGCCTGATGCACCCGTGGGTATCCTCACTCGCTGATAGCCTAGTAGGTTGGGCAACGAGACGGCGGGGTTTATTAGCGTAGTTGGCACGCCGCCCGTACCTAATGTAACGCTTGGGTTGGCTAACCACGCGCTGTCTGCGAGGGCAAGGTGAATGGAAATAATCCAAAAGCGGAAGTTAGCGTCCCAGCCCTCTTCTAAAGGCCCCATATTAAAGGTTCCCGCAAGCGTAGTATCAAGTATCTTGCGATAGCGCCTTAAGTCTTGACGCGGTAAGGTCTGTATATATGCCATTAGATTAGTTGATTAGATGATGCACCAAGTTGAGCCTAAGCCATCGTCGATATATTGGAAGGTCAAGGAGCCATGGTTCTGATTTATCTGCACCGTAGCCCCTGAATTGTCGATTAGGCCGCCACCTGGGCCTATGATTATTTCGTCTGTTGCAGCTGTACCTAATGCGTCCTTAACAGTTACCTTATAGTTAGGCGTTGGAGCTACAGGCAAGTTCACCGTTACTGAGCCAGCTGTGAACACCTTGACAAAGTGTTCATTTTCAGTAGTTGGGTTAGGCAAGTTGGTAGTGCCTGCTGCGTTGATGTTCGTATTAGCTATGACGTAGCCACCACCACCGCAAGGGCTTAAGCATATTTCTAAGCCATTCCAATAAAGTGCACCAGCATCATTATACAGCTTTTCAGTTGTAATGGTTGGCGTGCCATTGTCGGCTATCTCTATCCCTTCCTCTGCTGAAAGCAAGATCGTAGACCCAGCTGATTGAGACTCAATACGCATCTCAGTAGCGTTCGCTTCAATCCTCTGCCCGATACCTAAAGTCGAATTAGGTATAAACTCAAGTCTTGACCTCGTTGCGTCTAACGCCATCCGCGCTTGGCTTGCTGTTGTTGGGCCTGTTTCGACCTGCGCAAATATGCTAACATCTGGGAATGCCCCGCCATTAAAATTAGCTCCTTGCAAGGACAAGCCTACGGGCGTGCTCTGGATTACAGTCCCTGATTGCGTTGGGTCTACTAAGTCAACAAAAGACTTAAGCGCGTTGTTGATGACCCACTTGCCTGTTGTTGTGTCCCACCTAAGCGTCTGCGCAAAGGATGTGCCGGCGGGCAAAGACAAGGTTGGTATTACAATCGGCGTACCGGCTGCGGGTATTGATATTACGGCGACAAGCAACTCATTGGCTCCGGGTGTAGGTGCTACGGGCGTATCGGCTGCGATGCCTGTAATTACGTCAACGTCGTTATTTGCGTTACCGACTACGACAATGTCAAGCCTGTCAAGCGCGGGGTCTGCGGCTACGAGTGGCTCAACGTAAGGGGCTGCATTGGTGTAGTTATTGCCGCCGATCTGCCAGGTGCCTGCTGCTACGTTGGCATTGAAAGGCCCTGGCCCCGTGATGGTTACACCTAAGCCTGAAATGATCCTATCTCCTGCACTGGGTAGCGTTACTGTTAGCTGCGTAGCGTTGCACTTAGTCAGGATTAGTTGATAGCCTGCGATGCTTAACCCGTTGGATATGTAGCCACCTATCTCATCGATCTTGATATAAGCATCTAAAAATGTGTCTCCCCCGGGTGAATAGTCAAGTTCGTTTCCGCAATTTGCCATGATTAGGTATGCTTAAGTGCTTAGATTTGCTCTGAGATGATTATTTCTTCTTCTGATGCCTCTGCAGGCACGAAAATAACGAATAATAAACGGGTATTCAAAGGGGTTTGCACCGGCCTATTGCCGCCGCGCAGGTATTCAAGCCCTCGGGGCGTGGCATAGATCGCATCGTAGCGGTCGAACTGGCTGCGTGCTGGCACTTCAAAGCGCATCCCGCGACTTGATACCGTGTTGCCGTTTACTGTGATTAAGCCCTCACCTACGTCAATAACTTGCCCGCTTCTCGAAACGGTAAAGTCGAAGCCTGTTGTTACGGGCGCGGATACGGTTACGCCTGCGGGCCTGAAAACGGGGGCAATCGTTACGGGGGCAACACTTGACGGCCTCATAGGCACTATGTTAGCGGGCAGCTTAGCCCTGACCAAGTCTTGCACAAATGTGATGTCGTTATTTGACCAGCGGAATATAGGCCCGTACTTGCCTTCAAGAAAGAAAAGGATGCGGTCTCGATAATTGAAGGTCATTACAAGCATGCCTTGCACCGGTTGCGAAACAACTAAGCTATTATACAAGTCTCCCGTCCGATAGCGATAGCGGCCTGATGGTCTGTCAAGTGCTCGCGGCATCTGTTGGTCAAGTGCATTGAATCCCCGGTCAAAGATTCTGCGCCTGATTTCCGCCTCGATGCGATTAAGCGAAGTACGTAGGTCAGCCCGTGGGTCAACATATAAGACCGCCCGCGATGCCTGTTGGATGCTTAGAATCATAGCTTATTCAAGTCGTTTTCAAGCTGCATCAATAAATGATGGATGGCCTTCATTAGGTCAATTGTCTGCCCCGACTTCTCGAAGCCCTCAGACTCGTAGCGGGTCAAGTACTTCGCTGCGGACGACAAGTTGATGACCTTAGCATTAGGCCCGTGCACGTAATCAGCATTGAATATGCCTTGGTGCTTAGCGTATTTGTCTTCGCCACACGCCTGTATGTGGCTTCTAATGGCTTCTTGCGCCTTGATAAGTGGTTTACTCATGATAGGAAGTTATTGCGCATGTCATATAAAAAGCAGTCTTTTAGGAGCCACAATTTCAGCGGATTAAGTGGCACACCTACGTATTGCTCGCAGTCAAGAACGGGGTCAACGGGTATGACGGGTATCAAAGCCGGTTCGATTTCCCAGACTTGGTCATAGTCGCTTGTTTGGAACGTCAAGTTATAGCCGTTGGTTCCTTGCTTATAGGGGTCTGTTTTGCTTTCAACAGCCGTTGCCCTGACTTCGTAGCGGCGACCATATAGCCACCAGCGGTCATTTTCATCTTGGAAGGCAAAAACCCACCTGCCTGTGATTAAGCGGTTAACTAAGTGCCTATGTTCTGCCTTGTTAGGGTAAGCATATACCTGCAATGTTTGTGCCCATCGAACGCCCTCAAATTGCGCCGCCCATTCTTGCACGAATGAAGTGCCCGGCCCTATAATCTTGATGTCCGTGAAGGATGTGCCCTCATTCAAGTTGATGACATTGATTTGCTCAAGGCCGTTTACCGTAGTGCTTAGCACCTGATCCGCTTGAATCGCCCACAACCTACGCACGCCCGCTACTGTCTTATTGCAGTCGAACGCGCCTACTGTTAAGCAGTCAACATTCAAGCGGCGCGGGTCTACGGGTTCTTCCGGGATGGGGTCGCAGCAGAAGACAGCATGTATATCATCACCCGCCAATTCAGGCCCAAATTGGCCCAGCGTTGAACGCGTATATACGTAAGAGTCGGCATCTGTTGAGCCGCCCCTAAATGTAATTTCAGGCTGAGATGGACCTGGTGCAAGCCTTAATCCTACAGCGCATAGCGTAGGTATTACCGCCTCCGCCTGCGATCTGTCGAACTTAATGTCAAATTGCGCCGTAGTGCTGTTAATCATTACAAGCGTGCTTGACTTAAAAGCGAACCTAAGAGAGCCTAACAAAGTTGACCCTGTCCCCGCTGCTATATCTGCCTGCACGCGCTGCATCCAATTCGTGAAATTTGTAGCGCACCCAGACGCTAATAGCGTGAAATTACGGTTTGACTGCCATGTAATGAGACCATTGCCGTTGCCGAGGAAAAGCGCAAAGTTGATGTCTCTTAGCGTAGTTACAGGGGGTATATTAATCGCCCCACACTGTCCCGCAGCTATGCGTGTGCCGTAGACCGTGCCGGGCACTTCTTGCACTATAAACGTCCAGCGCAGTTCATCTTCACCTGTTAGATTGCAATTGTTCATGTTCAAATATACGCAGCCCGTTTCACGTACGCAAAGATTACGTGCAAATTACGTGTTTGGCCTCTTGCATTGCCTGAAATCTCGCCGTTACTTTGTATCATAATCACACGGCGAAAGCCACTAACCACCTGAGATCATGACCGCTTCTATCACAACCACCCCAAAATTCAACTTATCTTCAATCATGAAAGCCGCTTGGACTACGTTCCGCGCTTTCAAAGCAGCTGGTTACGCTACATTCAGCTTCTCAGATGCCCTCAAGGCGGCATGGGCAGAAGTTAAGGCACTTGTTACCCCTACACCTATTATAGCACCTATCATGACACCAGAACCACAAGATTTCGCAGCCCTTCTCGACGCGTGCACGGCAGCGGCTCGCGGTTTCAGCGGACATGCAGCCGTAGCTGGCTGGACTGCTACCGGCGCGTTCAATGCCGCCAAAGCCGCCAAAGCAGCCGCCGCAGAAGCAACCGGCGAAATGCAAGCCGACCTGATCGAAGCCGCTAACCGCGCCGCCAAAGCAGCCGCTAAAGGCTACAACCGCAGCGGCCTCATTTCAAAACAAAACGAATGCTTCGCATTCATGGCCGCATAATTCAACTATTCACCCTTTAACACATATCACATGGGAAGACACATTAAATACCCCGCTGCTAAACAGGCACTCTTGGCATACTATCAAGAGCATGGCACGCCGATGCCGTCCAAGCTATTTTACGAGCTCCTGAAAGAGGAAGGGGCGGACGTAACGCACAGCATTGCAATGGTTCATAAGACCAACTATTGCAAATCATTAGGCATCCCCTTAGAAATAGAATCACTCGATACGGGTTCAGACTATACGCACAAAGACAGCCCCGCATATAGGGCACATCTGGATAGCCGTCCGAAGTGCAACACGATCTATACGGGCGACAGCTTCTTGGCTGAAATCATTTGGGAAAGCATCCATAAGAATTGGCTTGACTACAGAGATTCAGACATCAACAAGAACGGGGCTTACCTATCCGCTTGCGCTCATGGATGGAGCAAAGCTAAGTTTGAAGACTTCGCCACTTTTGAGGACGTATCTAAAACCGCTTTAAGCATCAACTAATCATGACCAATACCACCACACAATTTGGGATGCAAGTAATATATAAGGTGCTTGTCCAAGAAATTGAGGCGCAGCGCAAGGAATATCTTGACTTCTGCCGAGAATACAGAATGAAGCCCTTGCCAATCTTTGAGTTCCTGAATAGGAACGACACCTACAAGGACGCTATGAAGATTGGCTTTGACCAGCTTTTATGGCAGCAAGAGGAAACGATCATCACTAAATTGAAGAGAATATCATGAGTTACACATATAACCACAGAAGTCAAGCATCTACTGAGACTACTTACAGCATTGCGAACACCCACACATCAGGCACGTATGTATCAGACGCTGAATACGCTATCAAGCATTTTGAAGACGCAGCAGATAACTTGCGAAAAGCGTTAAGGCTGAAAAGGCAAGTCAAAGAGGATGCAATACTAAGTGCACAAAACGCAACGCTTAGGATTTGCCATAAAGCAGAAGCAGACCAGCTAAGGGCAGAAATTGCAAGCCTGAAAATCAGGATTGATGATTTGCGAAAAGAGAATGAGGACATGATGCTATACCAAGCTAATCAGCGGGAGCTGTGGGCCGACAAGGTCGAGGCACAGGATGCCCTCTATGACAAGTTCCTTGCTATCATCAAAAGCAAGTTTAGCAGGGAAGACCTTTTAGAAATGCTTACCAATCCACCAGAAAATCCACCCACCTAACGCACCTAAACAAAAAGGGGCTACTGTAACAGTAGCCCCTTTTTTGCGTGTGTGCGGACGGGATCAAGTTAAGTGCACCAGCTCTGAGATGCTTTGTGCATCAGGTGCGAGTAGCGGGTCAAGTACATCAACGGCGTAAATGGTCAGCGTGTAGACCCCTTCTGTTAGTGCTACCTCGCCCAACAAAGGGTCAGGCACGTTAGGCGGAGCCAATACGTTGAATGCGACATTCATGTAATACTCATCAACATTGGCATCACCTAAGGCCCATTGAACCGTGTTGGGATGCCGTGCATCCTTGACGGAAAGCAAGACTTTGCCCGTTAAGCTTGTGGCTGCATTGATGGCATAAGCCTGACAGCTTTGCAGCGGGTAAACAAGCGTAGTGAGGCCGTAAGATGCTTTGAACATGTTAAGGCAGTAGTAGCGCAGCTAATTCAATTGCGGTGTTGGCGTTGTCGCCTCCCCAGACGATCTGAGCGGGTGGCGTTTGGAGCGTGCCAGTAAAGGCAAACGTGAAGCCAGACAAGTCGGCATCAGCTTGACCCGTTTGAGCCGTTGCTGTTGTTGCCAGCAAGCCCCCACCGAGTCCAAACAGGAACCACTTAGTGAAGCCTGCGTCGTCAACTTCTCTTGACTCAACGGCGGCGATAATGCGTGCGCCGATCAGGTCATCGTAGCCGTTGATGGTCTCTTGCTTCAGGTCTGCAAGCTGCGCCGTTACGGTAGCTAAGTAGTTGACAGCACCGCCGCCACCTACTCCTTGTGCATCAGCCGTGCCGCTTCCCGTAGTTGGGATAGGCGTGAACTGGTAGAAGAACGTCGCCCCAATAGGCGTAATCAAGTCCACCGCATTAAGCAGCGGGCCCGGTGTGGCATTAAGCGTGATGGTCATTTCGTCAAGGTTGGCAATGTAAATCTTGTTTACGCCACCTACCGACTTTTTGCACGCTTGGTCGAAATTTTGTGATGCTCTGCAAGGCATAGTTGGTTCTTATTAAGGGTTAAATTAAGGGGCGATGCCAATGTAGTATACCACTTCGTCAATGAAATTGATCTGCGTGCCGAGTCGGTACTCCATAGAAAATTGGAGTTTCTTTTGGGCGAGGTTGTACTGCTGACGGTCAAGCACTTGAATAGATTCAAAGTCGCCCGCGCCGTCAGTGCCAACAAACAGGTTATCGCGGTGCGTAAGGACTGCGTAGTTAGCTGGGATGGCTTGCGTAAAGAACAAACGTACGCCCCTGTAGTAGTAGTCTCTGCCTCTGCGCTCAATCGTGAAGGCAGGTGGAACGCCAATTTGAGAGGTAAAGAAGATGTCAAGGGCACGGCGCGTAGCAAGGGATGTGTACAAGATAAGCTCGTTACCGCCCATTTCGCCCATTTCAATCAGGCTGTACATCTCATCAGACATAGCGTTGTAAATCTTATCCAATTCAGCAACAACCGTATTTGGGTCAGACAAGTCTCCAGTGCGCGTAGGTACGCCAATGAAGCCTCCCTCATCTTGCAGGCGGAAGAGGAAGCCATCGCAAAGCGTCAAGTCAAGCCCAGCTGGTGGCGTGATAATCAAGGGCAAGCCGCCGTCCCAAATTAGGTACTCGGTGAAGTTGCTTACGTGAATCTGCATCTGGCCTAAGAAGGCATTCGTCAAGGCTTGGTTAGGGCCTATGTTCGCCATGCCGTCAGCCTGGTCAAAGAAGCGATTTGCGCGGTTGTAATAGTTGAAGTCGAAATCAATCTTGCACTCCTCTTGGAATACAGTCAAGTCGCAGACAGTCAACTCCCTTTGGTCTAAGCCAAAGTCGCCATCAGTCGTCATCTCACAAGCGTAGGCTTGCAAGACGGGGCTTGATGTCAGGTTGGGCAGACGCATTGTCCGCTTAATGCCCGTCAGTAGCTGCACTTGCTGATTGTTAGACAGCGTTCGTCCGGCAAGCGTAAGGGCAAAGAATAGTTCGGGCGATACTAAGCCCTCGTATGGGATATTTGGTTTTATTACGCTCATGATTGCTTCTTATTATAGGCTTGAAGTTGACTCTGTACTTTCGCGGCGACTTGTTGGGCCGTCAATCGGCTTTCCTGATCTCGGGAAAGCTTGACCTCGAACATGGGCTTACCAGCTGCGCCTTGATTGACAGGTGCCGTTTTGCCTGCTTTGGGGCTTGCGTCTGCGGGCAACTTAAGTGCCTGCTCAATCCGCTGCATACGGGCATCTTGCGCCTTTTGGCTTTGCGCAATCTGGGTTAATAGCTGTGCTAACTCTGACATATCTTCTTCTGTTGCGGGTAAGACTTCTATAAACATGCCGTTTGCGTCAACGACAAGGACGCTGCCATCCGACAAGGCATGTTGGCCCTCTGGTGCAGGTTCGCCGTTGATTAGTGCCATGCCCATCTCATCAACTACAACCGTAGTGCCGTCAGCAAGGGTGTACTCCATTTGCTTGACTTCCTCCACGTCGTCCGTGTCATCCATCTGCTCAAGTGGCGTCTCATCTTGCTTAAGCAACTGGCGGACGGTGTTAATGAACGTTTGCGCCGCGCTTTGCTTTACGGGCGGGGCCTCGCTTGCCTTCGTGAGGGCGCGTCGGATGGCTGATCGGTTCTGGAAATAGTAGTCCATCCCGTTATCGGCTTCCAGCTTGGTTAGGTGCTGTTGCAGGCCCGGGCTGCCCTGCTTAGCCAGCTTCTTTGCCTCCTTAAGGACGGCTTGGTAAGTGGCTAACTCCTGCTTATCAAGGGCTTTGATGCCCTGCTCAATGTAGGTACTCATCTTAGGTTCTTCATTAGTTACGTGATTAATTGACTGTAAAATTTCATGACCAAACATGCCCTCAAGCGAGAAGCCTTTGACCTTTTGCGTTTTGATTTGCTGCTGCCATACCTGCGGGTCAGCGACTTTGACGGATATAAACCATGTGCCTACGGGTAGGTCGTAGCCCAAAGCTACCGACTTGTCCGCCTCGGACTCCTTAATCCACGACTCCACAACGCTACCCATTACGGGCTTGTCGGTGTGTTCCATGTTTAGGTTGAGCTGGTTACCTTTAGTCAAGAACCGCTCTGACATCTTACGTATGGTCTCGCTTGAATACGTAATGAAGTGCGGGCCGATCTCCTCATCTTCGCGGTATATCTGTTGGCCCGGTATTGATAGCGGCCCCGTTACAAGCATCTTATCCGCGGATTCTTGCATTACCCAGTTGACTTGTTGCATAACCTTTCGCTGCATGACTGTTTTGCCATGCTTTGATTGGGCTACCCAGCCTACTAAAATTGCGGGGTCTTGCACTAAGGCAATGCCAACAACGCCGAGTTCTTCGTCATCGTCGATCTTGACCTCATATATGGGCAGGGACTGGATTAGTTTGTCATTAAGCATCGGGCGTATCGTTTCAAAGTCAAGCGCAAAGTACGTAACTTGCCGTTATAATCAAAAACCGTTCTAAAAATGGCTAAAGACAGAAATATATTGAAGTACAAGGACTTAGTTGCTATTGAAGCGGGCGACGTGAAGCCCCTTTTGCGCCATATCTACGGAGACAATATCCCGCTAAGCGTCTACAAGCAAGGCATCAAGCAAAGCTTAGTCAAGGAAGTAGTTGACAAGCTTAGGAATAGCGCACCCGTGCATGAGTTCACGCATGAGGGCATCAAGTACACGTGTGCGGGCTTCTTAGGTGGATGCACGGTAGGCCAATTTGAGGACTTGACGAAGATTGAATCATATGAGGGCTATAGCGATCATGAGCGGATGCTTCAAATTGCAGCTACGTTGTACCTACCCGAGGGCGTGCCTTACAGCGTCGCTTACGCAGACCATTACGACCGCTGCAATATGTTGCAAGACTTGCCCGCATCAGTCGTCTACGGGGCGGCTAATTTTTTCGGCGGGGTTTGGATGGCCTTAGAACACAGTTCCCCAACTGCTGGGACGAACCCAAGCTCGGAGCTGACGGCCAGCCTATAAAACCTAAGAAGAAACTTAATGACTACGGTTTCACCGCTGTTACCTTTACTTTAGCCGGTGGAGATATACTGAAAGTCAACCAAATAAGAGAGCTACCCATCGGCGAAGTGCTATTTTACCTACATTGGCAAATTGAAAAGAACACCAACTAAGTCCCTATGCTATCCTTAAGCACTACGCAGATCGTTCAAATCTGCAATAACTTCGCGAATGCCCACCCGCTCTTGACTTCGTTTCGAGCCGGATACGACTACGACCAGTCCGACTACACGAACGCACATACCTACCCGTTGCTGTTCCTTAAGCTGCCATTAATGTACAGCTACGACGTTGCGGATAGGACTAAGGCAAGCCTTAGAAGCTGCACGTTTCAACTGCAATGCCTTGACATCCCCGAGCCGGACTTAAGCCGTCAAGATGCGAACACCACGCTAATCTTTGATAAGACGCGCTTAATACTTGAGGACTTCGTAAGCCTCTGGGTTGACTCAGAAGCATGGCAAGTCGGGGCGGCGTTGGTATCAGCGCAAATTGATGGCCTTACGGAAGTGGTCAACATGGATAAGGCCATAGCGTCTGACTTGCTTATAACCGTGCAAACGTTGGCAAATGACTTCACTTGCACAGATTTGATTGGCGACATCGGCTTAATCGGTTTATCAGACTGCAACTAATGGCGACGCAGAAACCCATCGACGGCGATAAGCTCATGGAAGCGATCGGCTACCTACTGCAAGAGAATATCAAGCTTGCCGCGATCAAGTCCGGCGTGCCAAAGAAGTCGCGATTGATTCAGACGCTTAAGTTTGAATCCGCCAACTTGTCTAATGAGACCATTACGGTGCTTCTTAATGACTACTTTAGGTTCGTAGAACTTGGGCGCCGCAAAGGGGCCAGGCTGCCACCGACCGAACCCATTCTTGACTGGCTAATCCGCTACAGGATTGCACCTGGCAGAGAGAAGCAAATCGTTTTCGCCGTCCGTAGGGCCATCAGTAACAAGGGCATCAAGGCACGTCCCTTCCTAAATAACGCCTTGACCGCCACCGTAAATGAAGCTGAGGAAACCTTACAAGCGGAGTTTCAATCTTATATCAAGTCCCTAATCTTTGATTCATGAGCTTAACCAGAATACAGCAACCGACAGACTTGCTGCCACCCGGTGCATTTAGGTACATCCCCACGGCAACTAAGCACCCTATTAATATCGTTGCGCAGGCCAACAACACGGCGTTAGGCAGCATAAAGGCAAGTCTGTTGATTCGGCTGGGACCTACCCCGCTACCCGCATCGCCCGTCAACTTGACCATCAACGGCAACACCTACGTATTTTCGGACACGCCTACACCCGGCCAACTGCCATGGACATCCGCAGCCGTTGACTCTCAGCCGACGCCCGTGGTGTCAAGCATCGTGCAGGCCATGTACGCACTGTATTACGCACTTTCAGGCACGGCGGCCATCAATGCCGATTACGAAGTCAGGATTGATCTGTTTACTAACCCGTCAAGTCCTCGCATCACGTTAGAAGCTAAGGAGTTTGGGCCTCAGTTCACGACTACGCAGCTAAGCACAGCGGGTGCGTTCCTATTCACGCCAACGCCCGGTTCGTCAAGTCAGCTTGCTGACAATCTTGACCGGATGCGGGCACGCTTACGGGTCTACGTAGACCAGAACTTCATTAGCAGGGCCAACCAGTTCTACGCGGGCGGGAATGCTACGATCGCAAACCTTCAGGATTGGGCCTTAGTCGCCACTTTGGAGCGTCCGTTTATACCAGATGAAAACGTCAAGTTTGATGTGCAAGATGTGCTTAGGCCCTATTGCAGGCCAACATCGCCCGTCTTCACGGTCTTCATAAGTCAATATGAGAAATACAAGCTTGATGCGAATGCCGCCAGACGCTGGTATTATGAGCTTGATTTCAACTTCTTTGACTCAGCAGGCACGCCACAAGCACGCAGAGGCTTCGAGGGCGGCGTTGCGGCAAGGGGCGGCGATACCTGGGCAACATGGGCACAGCTAAATCCTTACTTGAATGATCAGGAAGTCGCGACGGCATATGAGGCTTATTGGGGCATGCTTTTGCAGAGCCCCGGTACGCCCGGAGATTGGCAAGTAAAGTTCTTAAGCGGCCAGCCAACCACTAAGCGGATAGACTTGCGGTCGATTGAATACTTGACGTTCTTCAAAGGCATAGGCGATGGCTTCATGCACATGGAAGTAACGCGGGTCTACACAGACGGGGAGATCGAAGTTGACTTCGTGCCAGAGTTTTCAAGACAGGTGATAGGCGGCGGTATAGTCAGGACAGAAGTAAGCCCGCGTGCGATACCAGGGCTTTCGGATTCGGTATCGCCCGTAACAGGTCAACCCTTGGAGTCTTATTCGGTGCAATTCTACTGGACGGCGGGAAGTTCGACGGCGGGCGCAGTGCCAGTTACTGAGGTGCAGACCTACGAAGTCAACTATGACGATCAGTGTGATGACGTGTTTTATCAAGTCATGTTCCTGAATCGCTTAGGTGGGTTTGATAGCCTCTGGATAGGTTCGCGCGTGCAAGAAACGATTGACCGCAAAGCCATCACCTACCAAACATACAGACGGCCAGAACTTGATAAGACCAACGCGGATTACGAGGTACTCGTAGAAACTGCAACCGTTGGCGGTCAAGTGTCGGCGGGCTACGTAGACTCAGAAGCTGGTGAATGGCTGCAAACGCACTTGACGGCCTCAGATGAAGTGTACATGCTGGCCTACGATTCGCGCTTAGGCGGCTTCAATTACAGACGCATCTCAGTAGATAAGCTTGCTATTCAGGTCAACATGTACCGGCAGAAAGGGCTTGAATCTACCACAGACTTTGATTTCACTTACTTGATTGACCTGAAATGAGCTACGAGATATTCATCAAAGGCCAGCGGGTCAACCTGAATGATTCGGGCGACTTCCCCATATCGCTTAAGCGGTCGTTAGTTGACGCTACGGAGCCTACTAAGCGGGCGGCTGATTCAAGTTTCACCGTGCAGCTGATTAATGACGACGCAGCTAAGCTTGCCTTTGGTGCATTAGCCATGATTGACCGCATAGGCACGTATAAGCAATACGCAGCCATGCCGGATTCGCGGGTCTACGGTGGTGGGGTGATTTTATTGGAGGGCCTTTTCTACTTGACTAAGGTAAGCGAGACGACCTTAGAGGGCTTCTTTGTAGCGTCCGAAGCACCATTTGCGCAGCTGATTCAAAACCGCAAAATGTGGGAATTGCAATTGGGCACCATGTTCTTTGACGGAATTGCAGCAGTCAACTTCCTAACTGAAATTCTCGCAGATTATGATGCCGACGGGGAACCTGATGCCATACCGTTTCCCGCGTTTTTCCCGTTGGCAGTCTGGGGCAACATATTCTTGCCTAACTACTGGGGGTCAGATACTAACCGCGTGCTATCCAACATTGATTACGCAGCTGAGTGGGGCACAGTGGTTGCTTTGCCGCCGTCAAGACCAATTCTTGAACAAGAGGAATGGACGGTAGACGTTGGCAGCGTGGGACATATAGATTTTAGATCGCTACCGCCTGCGTGGTTTATTACGAACTTGATTAAGCAGATATTTGCAGACGCGGGCTATGCAGCATCAGGCCCGTGGTTTGGTGATGACCGCGCCAGACGAACTTATCTCTTGTTTTCAGGCGAAGAGCCAAGATGGAATTGGCCTTACTTAGCATTTGGACAGTGGGAAGCGGGGGCAAATGCAACGACAATCAGAATGCTGCAAACTGCAAGCTATTCAGCGCCCAATTACGCCTTCGGCTTGCCCGGATGGGATGGCGGCGGCCTATTAGATGTTACGGGCACTTGGGACACATTAGCAGATTCGCCTTGGGGGCCGGTTTGGTCAAATAATTTTGATTATTGGAGGGCAGGGTACAAGCTGATTTCACTAAGCAATCAAGTAAGGGACTACGCATTTGCAGGCAGAACGCCCATAGCAGGGCAGCCTTTCTTTTGGACTTGCCCAGCCGATGGGGTTTACTCATTTGACTTGACGTTTGATGTAAGCTTCTTTGAAAACACGGCCAACCCCGCCGACCTATCAAAATTAGGGGCTGGCATTACGCTTTACCCAGAAGGGCAAGCCGTTGACTTCATAGACGGGAACTGGCTGCCAGCGGCTCAGACGGACTTGGAGGGGTGGAACAACGTGATAGCCATCACGGAGATAACCGGCACGGGCGCAGTCAACTTAAGCGGACAACGGGAATGCACTAAGGGCGACGTA